CCTGTATCCTCATTTGATCTTAAATTGAGCGGGACGAAGCCCGCAACATCGCGAGTGTACTATCAAACGAAAATGGGAGCAAGTTGCCCCCATTTTCCATAGTGCGGTGCTGCAGTGTCTTGGGCTAAGGAGCTGTTGCGTCGACCCTAACCACGTTGCTGTTGATCCCAAGGGTGGTGTTTAGCTTGATGACGTTGTTGGCCGCATCCAACGTCTCGCGCGCCGACATCACCTTGGCGATGAAATATCGTACGCTAGCCGTGCCGCCCGCCGGAGCATCGTCGAACTCTACCTTGAAGGCATAGTCATTGGGGGTTGCCTCGGCTGCACGTAGAGCTGCCTGACCAGCATCCTCGTAGTCGGCAGCGAAGACGAGCGCGACGTTGCCTGCATTGCGCGTGCCTTTCAACTTGATCGTCCGGCCTTCGCCGATGGCCTCGAAGGTAATCTCGGAAGACTCGTCACCAAAGGCGCCGATATTCTCGGCCCAGTTGATCTCGACCCAGCTTTGGCCAGTGAAATCTGCTTCCACGAAGTCGGCCGACTGCTGGGCAATCGCCTGACCGATGTAGATGTGACTGCCAACTGTGGCGTAGATGCTCATTACTAACTCCTGATCTTCGCTAGTGACACCGTGAGGAGCAAGGATCGCCCCTCAGTTTGATCGTCTTGGCTGGTAGGCGACGGCCCCGTTACGACGATATCTACCACGTCCCACCCTGGCACGGTTATAGCCCGGCGTTGCCGGTGGAACAAGGCGTGTACAAGATAGGCCAGTTGGTCTGCTTTCCGATAATTTTCTGAGGTATCGTTGCGCGAGTACGCGATCACCTCGCGTACGATAAGAGGTCTAAAGTCGAATATGCCATCTTGATCTGTTACGGTCACGTCGGGGGTCACTACGATGAACGGATACCCTGCCTCGCCAGGAACTGGGCGCCGGGTGAACACGGCTGGATCGCCGGCATAGGTGGCGAGCAACGCAGTAATCTCGCTGCTCGCCACCAGGGCGTCTCTGATCGGCTCTGCTAGGTCTACGCTCACGCTATCCCCCGATCCCTAGCCAAGAGACACTAGACGCCTACTCTTAGATACCGAACCTGCGGCAGAGCTGACGCACCATGCGGCGCTCGGCCTTGTTGCAGCGTGCGACATCGAAGTTGGTGCCACCGTTCTTGCCGATGAAGAACTGCAGTTTCTTCTGAGCCCAAGCGGGCGCCGTGTTGATGGTGTACGTGCGCTGATGCACGGTCACCGTTGCTGGGAATGGAATGTTGTTCGACATGGCCTAGTCCTCCTTGCTGTGAAACTCGCGATCAAGTCGGGCTGCCCGCTTGGTGGCGGAGCTACGAAGACGCCTTACGACCCCGTTAGGTGCAGGTCTGAACTTCTTCACCTGTGACTTCACGGCCTTGCTGTCTTTGTTTCGCCACTGCGAGAAACAAAACGCCGCCCGTTGTTTCTGATCAGGGAAGGTGCGCCGACTTTCACCACTTCCCATACAACGAGAAATGAATTTGTCGCGGGTCTCGCCCTTGCGCGGTGATGGCATAGTCTCCTCCTACTCAGGTGCTGGGCAAACGAACGCCTGCAGGGTAATCGATGCGCTCGCCGGGTCGATCTCCAGAACTTCACGAACCTTGTGCCACTCATTCCGAATGAAGATCAAGTCATCCTTGAGTGGCACGGTGGCCGGTACGATCAGGTTCATGATCAGCAAAATCTTGACGTCGGTGTGAGGGATACCTTGCAGCGTAGCGAACCGGGCGTTGAAGTTATCCCTAATGCCCTCGACGGTGTACGTCTCGAACGTCACGATTGGGTCGCCCTTGCTGTCCAAACCGCTTGCGACGGGTCGTTTGAGTGTCCCCGGCGTGAACAGGCCCTTCGTCGCGTTTGCTACTATGTCCGCTATGGGGTCCAGAACTGACGCCATCGGTAGTCTCCGGAGGTTTCTCGACAAGTTCTTGCACAGGGACCGTGACGTGGGTTTCAGGATTGGGCTCGGCTATCCCATGAATGCCCCGCCAACGCGTCATGGCTGCCTTGATCATGTCTTCGCGAGGAGCTTCGTCAGCAACGGCTACGTTGTTATTCAGGAGCCAGTTGCGAAGCCCGTCGGTCGAGAGTTGGTCGAAGTCGGGCATGACGATCTGTGGAGGAGCCGTCGGGTCTGCGACAACCAGTTCGGACTTGAAGGGGCCATGACGCAGATACCGAGCGTCGTAGAGTTGGCGCGTTTTGCGGGAGCCCGCCACATTGGCCAACTCTTCGGGAAATGTCGCGCCCTCGAGAAACTGATCGCCAGCCCATCGAAACGGCTTGTTGACAATCAGCACTCTATTGGGGTCGTACTTTTCACGGAGTTTCATGCGCTATCCTTACACGGTTAATTCATCGGGGGACGTCCACCGTGCAATGCTAGCATACGTGCACCACTACTTTCAATCCTAGTATCAACGTCTGTCAAAAGGTGTGCAACTGGCCCGGTTTTGCGGCTTGGCAGGCCGGGCGAGCCCGCGGTGGCTACCTGTTGGAGTAACTTCTTCGGCCAGCTATTGCCTGACTGGTTCTGAGCCGTGTAGTGGTAGCAAACCCGTTTCTTCCAGCTTCCACGAGCAACTGAATTGGTGCAGCCGTGCCGTATAGCGTATTCGCGCCACCAGCAAGACATCTTCAGTTACTCCTAGAAGGTGGAAATTGGTGGGCGCCGCACGCGCCCACCGTCGCTATCCCGCCGGGTGGAACTAATCGACCACGTTGTCGAAGAACACGCCGAGATCGGCCGACACGCGCTTCATGTCCCAGGCCATGCGGCCCTGGAAGTAGTCGCTGTGCGCCCGGTCATCGCGGCCACGCTCGATCACGCCGCCAAGCTGGTTCGTCTGCCCCGGGATCAGGCCGGTCCAGGTGAACATGGCAATAGCGGTCGGGCTGTCCACCGTGGGATTGGGCTCGATGTAGCCCAGCCACATGGCATCCTGATCCGCGATGAAGTCGAACGCGTTGGTTGCGCCTTCGTTGGAGGTCGTGTAGACCGACCGGGCGGTGATGACATTCTCGACCTCGAAGAGCGAAGCGAGGATGCCATCGTCAGCGATACCGACCTGAGTGTACTTGATGCGGTCGGAGATGTCCGGGTGAGAGCGGAGAGCCCGCTTCACGTCGGCGCCTAGGACGAGCGTGTTGGGCATGTAACCGGTACGCTCTGCGATCACGTCCTTGTACTGGTCGATGACCTCGATGGGCTCGCTGTCCGGCTGCGAGAACTGCGTGATCTGATTGGCGCCAGGAGTGGAATGGACGCCAGTCACATCGGTGGTCCACACGCCGGTAACGAAGAACCGCTGGCACCACGTCCGATCCTGCTTGATCATGTTCTTCTGGGTCAGCAGGGTGGTGGCGTTCTCGTCGAGACGGATCGGCTCGTCGGCGTTGGCGCGCTGACGATCGTCCACGACGTGCTCCAGTGCGTACTCAACGCACGCGTAGCTGTCGCTCTCGATCTTGTAGCCAACCTGCTGCGGCCGACCGCCGAGCGGGCGAGGCTTGGCTTCGTCGCGCCAGAAGTAACCGCGGTCGTACTGGACGAACAGATCGGTCTGCTTGACCACCGGGATGATCGACGCGGCGCGCTGTGCGATGAAGTTGATGCTGTCCTGGACGAACATAACGGAGAAGTTCGTCAGGTAGCGGTCGACGTGCAGCGCGCCTTCGATGTTGGTCGCCGTGGGCGAGTTCTTGTGGAACTTGTTGTAGTTGTTGCCCATGACGGCCCGGGGATTGAACCCCGAGTTCAAGCCGCCACTGCCCCGAACCTTGATGATTGCCGGCTTCGGGATATGGAAGCGCTTCTTGGCTGGTCTTGCGATACGCATTGGTAGTGCCCCTTATTCTCAGATTGTTGAACTCAGCAACTGGCGGTTAAAGAACCGCCGTCGCTTACTACGTCGCGCCGCCGATGATAGCAACGTCGATCACATCACCGTCGGCAGACGCCGCCGTGAGTGCGACACCAACCTTATTGGTGCCCCCCGTCACTGCCTTGCCACTCGCATCCGACGAGACTTCTCCGCCGGCAGCCACTGCCGCGCCTGCAACCACCTTGGCGATGCCGGCAAACTGGGCGGTGACCGGACCGTAGGGCACCGAACCCTGGAGATTGACCTCGATGATGGTGCCGAACACCTTTTCGTTGGCACCGGCCAATGCAATCTCACCATCAGCGGAGATCTTGCAGAAGTAGTTGAGCTTCGTGCGCAGATCGGCATCGGCCTCGGCTGCGTAGGTGAAGCTCTCGGGAACCTTGTTGGTCGCCATTGCAGTGTACTCCCAAACCTTTTGTTGAACCTAGATGACCTGCACTAGGCCGAGAAACCCGGCCTAGTGCGTTCTCGTGAAGGGCTAGGCTTCGGTGTTGGTGCCCTGCCAATCCTCGAACTCGTCGGGATGCTCGTCGCGAGCCTTCTGCATCGCCTCGCGATGCGTGCAGCCGTCCCGGTTCTTGATGGCCGACACGCGGGTCTCCCACGGGTGAACCCGAGACTTGCCCACGGGCTCGTCGCCGTCGTTCGTGTTGCCATCGGTGCCGATCCGCTGGTAGGCTGCGGTGACCGCCTTGTTGCCGCAAGCGAGCATCTTGCCCAGGGCCTCGCGGACATCGTCGTCCTCGATCTCCTGGTCGATGGCCCGCAACACCCTGGCCTTCATTGCCACGTCACCGGGCAGGTGCTCCATCTCGTCCTCGGCCTGCTTGGCGTACTCGGCCGTCTCGCGAGCCTCGCGCTCCTCCTGCAACTGCTTCTCGAGAGTGGCCTGCCGCTTCGCCTGCACCTTGAGGATGGCGAACGCGCCGGCACCGACCTCGGCCTTGGAGAAGGACGTGCCGTCGATCTCAATGGTGTCCTCGGCTTCGTCGGCCGCCTTGGCGACTACGATGCGCTGGGCCTTCTCGTCCATCTTGAGGAACTCGGCCTTGGCCTCGTCGGTGGCCAAACCGCCGTAGTACTTCTTGAAGTCGGCCGACAACTTGCCAACCGCCTCGGCCGTCGCTGCCTTGGCGAGCGCAGCGTCGCGCTCCTCGTTCGCCTTCTTGAGATCTGCAGTCTGTGCCTCGAACTTCTTGGTCAGGTCGGCGACCTGAGTGGACAGCCCCTTCAAGAAGCCGTTCTCGTCGCCGCCTGCGTCCTTCATCGCACGCTTCATGTCGTCGTCTCCTGTTGCAGTGCCATCATTGAGGAGCGCCTTTTCGAGGGCCTCCTCGACTTCTGGCCATTCCTCTTTGATGGCGGCCAGAAACCCTTCGACGCTGCTTCGCATCATCGTGGTCTTCGAAGCAGTGTCCAAACTCTTGTCGGCCACGATGCTGCGCAGTGACCCATCCAGCGAATTGAGAATGGGGTACGCAACCTCCATGACTTCGCGGTATTGTTCCTCCTTCTTGCACTCAGCGAGCACCTGAGTGAAGGACATGGCGCCCTTGGATGGGTCGACGTAGTAGTACTTGAGGATGGCCTCGCCCAGTTTGTTCTTGGCAGCGAAGGCCGGTGGCTTCTTCGGCTTGGGCTTTGGCTTGGCAGCCGGGTCGGTCGTGTCGTCCTCTTCGGCCATCGGATCAGTCCCATCCTCGCCTTCGGCCATTGGATCGACTTCCTCGTCGCCTTCCTCACCAAAGGCGGCCGCCGCGACTTCGTCTTCGCTGGCGGCCGTCGGGTCGGGCTCGACGGCGATCTCCTCGGGCATCTGGTTCGGGTCCTTGCTCGGGTACGCCTTCGCCCAGGCATCCCTAATCTTGTCGAGCAGGCTGTCCAGCGCGTCGTCGGGGATGTGATAACGATTGGGCTGGCCCGTTTCCTCCATGCCGCCCATCATGTCGCCGTACGCCTTGACGGCGGCGTCGACCATCTTTCTGGTTGGCTTGCCATTCGGCTTGCTGGTCAGAAGGAAGTGCCAGGTCCTGGGGTCGTCGGCCTTCCCCACATACGCAAAGTCGCCGGCGAAGAACTTCACACCGGCGACACTCTTGTGCATCCTGCGCTTGAGCAAGGTCATGATTGCTCCCTGTTGTGCGGGTTCGTCTACGCTGCTGATCTCGTTGATCTGAAACCGCCGCATGATGCGGCGCTTAGGTTTACAGTCGGCCATGTGCGCCCCAGCTGATCGGTGTTTCAGGCATCTTCATCTTCGATGCGGAAGCCGCCGATTGAGAATCCTGTGAGTTTCCCGTCCTCAACGTCCTTAAGCATTTTCTTGTTGGTTGGCTTAACGGCGATCATAAGGCCGGTTACACTCGACCTTAACCCCATAGCTTTGGCGATTTCCGTTGTCAATGGCCAAGCGAACACTACTGTCCCTCGTTTCTCTCCTTTATGCATTAGCTTCAGAGTGCGGCTATTCAGCATGAAATCGGCCGAAGCTTCGAGCATAGCGTCCTCGGGAATGTGATCGCCCTGCAAATCATAGTAGTCTTCGCCGCCCTTTTTGCTGATGATCGCCCAGCCGAAGATCAGACCGAGCTTGCGGTCAGCCTTCATGAGAACGACGTCTTCAGCCGATACTTCGGCCACATGGGCGTCGTTGATTTTGGCGAGCATTTCATTGATTTGATCGCCGCTGAACATGGCTTTGGGATCAACGCCCTCGATAAACAGTTTCTCAATAGGCGCATTATCCCGCCAATCTTCATCGACCGGCTCGAAGACTTCGGGGCCGAGCACAATAGGGCCGGTGTAGGGCTCGACCTTGGTCAGATCAAGATCATCGGCCTTCCAAGTAATGGTCACATGCGGAGTATAGGTGTCATAGTCGCAGCTACAACCCATTTCGCACAATTCGGCCCAGCGCCTGGAAAGCGTTGGGCTCTCAAACTTCAAGACCACGGCACCATCCTCACCAAGCGGTTCAACAGCGCGCTTGGTGTGGGATCGTACCGTTACCACATCATCATCCGGCTCGGGCCACTCGACGGATTCCTTGCTGTAGATGATGGTAGCGTGAAGGGAGGAGGACGCTTGCGTAGTCTCGAAACCTTGAGACTTAGCCCACTTGATAATCTCGTCGGCGTTCTCGACGATGCGTCGCACGTATAAGGTGCCGGCGCGCTTGTGGATCCACTTGCCACCGGTTGGAGGTTTCTTGTACTGCCGGCCAACCGCTGACCATGCGGATCGAAATGCTCTTTCTTCAGAAAGTCCAGCGTTTAGCTGGCCGTTAACGACGGTGCGAAATAGAGTTTGGGCCGCGTTTGGAAGAGGATTGCGTACGGCCGAAGGAAGATCGGCATTGCGAGCATACGGCATGGACCAGCCCTCTGGATGAGAATAGCTGGTCGAAGGTTATACAACCTCAAGCGTTGTGTGTAAATAGCAAGGGGCTCCGGATGTGGCCTATCCGGAGCCCCAGGTCAAGCACCCTCGCGGGAAGAAGGGTGCCTGAGGACTGCTAGGTCGATGTCGGTTGACTAGGCGGCGTCGTCGTCACCATCCTTCCCCGCACGAGTCTCGTCGTCCTCATCGGTCTCGTCGTCGCCGTCGTCATCCTCGTCGCCGTCGTCCTTCTTGCTGTCCATGGCCTCGGCACCCTCGTCCTCGCCACTGGGATTGAGCTTCTCGATATCGAGATCATTCTCGCCGACACCGGCCGGCGGCTCGCCCTTCGGGTTCTCGGTATCGTTCTCCAAGGTATCATCGCTCTCGGGGCGGTTGCCCCCGTTCGTCTCGGTCATTGCATCATCTCCTTGTGTTGACTAGGCTAGTTTCAGCCTTGACCCCTATACATACGGCCTATCTACAAAGTTGCAGGCGTGGCAGGGTCACGGGCAGTGACACCCCAACGTTGAGGAAGTCGTTTGCTGGGTCGTGTGATCCAACCTTCCACCATCACTCGATTGATGTCTTCGGGATGAATGGTGAACCG